TTAGCTTCTGATATTTTAGAATAGACAGAAGAAATAGAGCCTGGTCAGGTTGTTTCTGGATATCAATATAATTATATTGAATATACAAAAGATGAATATCTTTCACATATAACCGAAGAAAATGCTCAAACCATAAAGCAATTACAAGAAGAATTGCAAGCAACAAAAATTCTATTGGGGGTTGAATAATTATGACTTTAATAGAATTAGCAAGGAAGCTACGGCCTTTAATTGAAAAGGCCGCAGCTTCATTAGATGACACAGATGCTATTGAAGGCGCTATGCTTTTTCCACAATGGAGTGGAAACAGTATAAGTTATGTAAAAGATGATAGAATCTGTTATGAAGGTATTCTATACCGTTGTCTTCAAGATCATATCTCCTAGGAAAACTGGACTCCTATTGGCGCGCCCAGCCTTTGGGCAAAGGTTTTAATTCCATCTCCAGATGTTATTCCGGAATGGGAGCAGCCCGATTCTACAAATCCATATATGACAGGAGATAGAGTAACTTATAAGGGAAAGACATACGAAAGTACTATTGACAATAATATTTGGTCGCCAGAGAGTTATCCGGCTGGTTGGAAAGAAATAAATATTTGACTTTTTAGAATTCCCATGATATAATTATTTATGTTGAAAGGGAGAAAGTAAGATAATATTTAGTCATGAAATCTCCTTTTCACATAAATAAACGCGGGAAAGGAACCGCGTATATATAGGAGAGGAACTATATGATTAAGTACTACAGCGATCGCACAAAGAAGTTCTATGACACTGCCGCCGAGTGTGAGCAGGCGGAATTTAAGGCAAAGGAAGAAGAGAATCGTCAGAAGATTCTCGCTGAGCGTAAGGCCGCGGAAGACAAGGCCCGTAAGGAGAAGGAAGCGGCTGACCGCAAGGCTATGGCCGCGGAGGTTGAAAATGCTCGTCAGAATCTGAGGGATGCACAAGTTACTTATCGCAAGGCACTTGAGGCTTTCTGCTCCAAGTATGGCGCATATCATCAGTCTGTTCGAGACAGCGACATTCCATCTCTTTTTGACTCGCTTTTTGACCTTTTTGACTAATTATGTGCGACTTTTGTCGCACGCCTTGCCCGCATAGTTCAACGGACAGAACAATGGCCTTCTAAGCCATATATGAAGGTTCAATTCCTTCTGCGGGTGCCAGAGTAAGAGATACTTACTTGAGTTTTATGTTTTCTCTGGTCATGAACTAAAAAACATACGTAGAAGCTAGTGTACGTTAATAACGGCCTTGAGAGCATTACCAAGTAAATCAGTCCGGAATGATATGATGCCGTGATGCAAGTTTCATGTATAATTAACTTGATCGTGAGCTAACTGCACGAATGGACTAGTGAGCGCTGGGGACAGTGCGAGAACTGCCCGGATTGTGACCGGAATTACACACTATTAGCGCTATACTGAAGTGAGAATTATAGCAAACGTTGTTGATATTGCGCGATGTCAACAACAAAGTCATTCATATTTATGAACGTTAATCCCAGTTAGCTTAGTAGTAAATATGAATGATTTTTTATTTGACTCTTTTTGAAATTTCCTTTATAATATTTATAGAAAAACGAAAGGGGAAAGAAAAAAATGATTGTTGGTTATAAGATTAACTTCCTAAACAATGACGGAGAGCGCGATGGCGGCGCGGTGCATGGTATCACTAGCGGCGAAACGATTGGCGACGCAGTAAATTCTCTCTATGAGTGGTTTTCTGCCAACCGATACATCGATACGATTATCCTTACTCCTTGTGAAAAGGTAATTGAGGAAAACGAGTTTAATAATATTTTTAACGACCTAGATAAGGCGTAATGCCTTATGTGCAGATGTGGTGTAACGGTAACACTCGACCCTTCCAAGGTTGCATTGCGAGTTCGAGTCTCGTCATCTGCTCCATGTAAAATTTAACTTGACTTTGAAGAAAATTTTTTCTATAATAAATACATCAGTTGAAAGGAAGGAAAAAATGTTCGGATACTATAAGGTAAAGTATTGGGATGATTGTGATAGTAAGGAACAGTTTTCGCAAGGCATAGCTCTTGGTGACGATGAAAAAGAAGTTATGGAAAATGTAACTGATTTTTATGGTCATGATAATGTTATGGAAGTTTCGTTTAAGTTTCCTTCTGATTCTGCGGAAAGTGTTATTGAACTAGAAGAACTGGAAGAAGTAAAGGATAATGGATTTTTTACCACTACAACGTAATGTACTAAACAAGAATGAGAAAAAGAATAATTATGGAAGAATTATCTATGTCTTGGAACAATTTTATCCATCCTGATATGGAAGCAATAGAGCGCAGAGATGAATTCTTAAATTCTATTTTATGCAAGAATATTGAATTTGTTGATGGTGAAATTCATGCTGATGTCTCTATAATTATCATTAGAGGTATGTAATGGCGCCGCGGGTCCACCCACTGGGCTCGTAAACAAATAGTGGTCAATGGGTGATAAGCGCTACCACAAACGTTCTCCTTACGCCTCTCATAGAAGCGCACCACTAGGAGACTTATTTATCATGATAATGCGGTGGTGGAATAGGTAGACACTAAGCCATTTAAAAGTGCGCTTAACGGTTTGATGATGGCAAGACGAAGAGCGTATGTAAGGTGCAAATCCTTACCCGCATTTAGTTGCGGCGAACAACTATAAAAATCACTAGTTAGCGGCGTAATGGTCGTGGACATGCCCTATTCCGAGGATTGTCGTTTCAAGAGCTCTTGGTATGGTTCTGAAATAAAAGAGTGAAATATCGGAAAACCATACGCTTATTTATTAAGGCTATGCCTGATAGCCTATACATTAGCAGCGTACTTTAAAGTACTGCCCAAGTAGCCCTCTAGCTGCGTGAGGGTTACATCAGGTTTATGCCCTGGTGGCGGAATTGGCAGACGCAGCGGACTTACGTAGGCCCAGTGGCTTGTTGGAGAGCAACACTCCTTCCTACGACCAAAATCCGCTATCTTTAAAGGTGTACGGGTTCAAATCCCGTCTGGGGCACCATGGTCTATTATGGCCAACAAGTGTTACTGCATCACTTAGATAAGCAGCGGCTGAAATGTCGATAGGATGAAGTGTGGATTTCTTAACTAGTATCGCACGGAAACGATCTAGGAGCTAGTCAGACTTAAAAGAGGAAGCACCGTGCTCAATCATCCAAATTCATGAGCTTGTAACAGAATTGGCATATGTACTTGGCTCAAACCCAAGGTTTTGTGGGTTCAACTCCCACCAAGCTCACCACTTGACTTTCTCCCAAAATCATAATATAATAAAGAAAAAAGGAGATAATTATGATTAAAGTTATCAAGCATGGTCATGAACAATATCGAACCACTTGCGAGTATTGCGAATGCGTTTTCTCATTTGAAAACGAAGATATTCAAAATAATGGAAGCCAGCGTGATTGGGAAGAATGGGTTACATGTCCAGAATGTCAAAGAGATAATTATATTTCTAATCGTAGTGCGTTTAAATTTCATCAATTTCAGAATTGACTTTCTTCTAAAATTCTATTATACTAATTACAGAAAAAAGAAATGATGCTATAGTGCAGTTGGTTAACGCGCATGCTTGTCACGCATGAGAACACGAGTTCGAATCTCGTTAGCATCGCCACGAATAAATATTTACAGAAAGTGAGTTAGGAAAATGCGCAAGTACGAAAAGATTGAGACGCTATTTGCCCGCGATATGGAAGGAACCAAAAAGTTACAGTATTATAACTTTCGTGATAAGACCGTGGAAGCCTTAACCTTGATCGATTGGGAATGGACTGAAAAGGTTGATGGTACTAACATTCGTGTAATGTGGGATGGTCATTCTGTAACTTTTGGAGGTCGTACTGATAACGCATCCATTCCTGCTGAGTTAGTAACTAAGTTGAATGAGCTATTTGGCGGCGAAACCAATGCTGAAATTTTTGAACAGGCTTTTGGCGATAAGGAAGTTATTCTTTTCGGAGAGGGTTATGGTCGTAAGATTCAGAAGGTAGGTTCTGCTTACATTCCAGATGGCGTTGATTTTATTCTATTTGATGTACTGATTGGTGATAACTATCAGCCGCGCGAATGGGTGGAAAAGACTGCTAAAATGTTTGATATTAAGGTAGTACCAATAGTTGGTCATGGCAACCTATGGGACGCCGTACATTATGTACGTAAGCACCCTATGTCAGTTGTAGCTAATGGGCGTTGTGAGATGGAAGGAATTGTTTGTCGTCCAAGCGTTGAACTGCGTGACCGTTGCGGCAATCGTATTATTGTTAAAATTAAATGGTGTGATATGAAGGAATTGGAATAATAATAAGTGGAATGTAGGGATAGTAGCGCCCATCATCTAAGGAGTCTTTAATGCTTCTGTCTGTGCGAAATGTATCATAGGCTACAAATGTTATTTTGTCCTATGAGTATGATGTGCGAACAGGTAATAAGGATATGAAGTTTGGCGTAAAAGCACACCACTTTATAAATAAAGCAGTTGGTAATAGACCCGTAGCAAGAGGCCGAGTAGTATCCGCAACTCTTCCTGCTTTATATAATTTATTGGTGATTAGGAAAGTTCAATAATTGACTTTTGGTAGAAAATCTATTATAATAAATTGTGTAGTGAGTATAAAGCCATATGAAATGTGTCGCACGTACAAACCATATTATTAAGGTCCGTACAACCTAAATATGGCGCGGCAGAGATTAGAAGTATAGTGTAGTGGTAGCACGGCCCCACATTAGGGGTTAGGTTGCGTTCGAATCGCAATTACTTCGACCAAAAAGAAAATCTCTTAAAAACATTGAGTATGAAAAAGCAGTTGAGTGGTATTGGAGGTTTAGAGAACCCTGCTGATGCGATGTGCGCAGTCAAGTCAGCCGCTGCTCCTAAAGGTGCAAGTCCTTTAGCACAATTTTAATTAACGATGCGGTCGCGCCTGGATTAACAAAACGCACGGCATGGTGTCAAGTGAAGAGCCTTCTCGTGGCGACACTGATTTTGACTAATCTTCACATTCTTAGCACGTAGAAGTAAAATATCCGTGTCCGCCATCTACCTTGACGGTACACAAGGTAGGAAATATTAAAGAGCACCTTTTCCTTGCTGCACACTCGTTGAAAAGGTCAAAGGTTCCCGTATGAGAATACGCAGGTTATACCTGTATATTGAAACCCCATAAGACGTCGCAAAGGAATGGATAGAAATTATAATGGGCCATTTAGAAAGTAGAACACTTTAATATTTGACTTTCTTTGAAAATCCTGATATAATATTTACAGAAAGAAGGAAAGGACAAAATAATGAAGATACTTATTGTAAATAAAAATGAAAAAATACAATTAGTTCATCTTCTAAAACAAGAAATACGTAAGCCTGGTTGTCCTTACGAACTTTTTAATATTTTAGAAAAACTTAGTCCTGGAGATTATGAACATCTTTTTGCAACTATGAAATAAAAGAAAGAGGGAAAAGAAAGAGATAATCCATATGATGGAATGTAGAACCAAGTGAAGAAGAGTTAACCACTCTGCTTGGGGCATCCGGACAACGCCTAGAAAGTAATTGGGATACTTATTACTTATAGGTCGTGAAGTCAGTAATGATCAACGATAATGGGAAACCCAGAAAGTTAAGGATGCGCGCCACTATATTCGCAGGTAAAAGCACTATTCCTCACCGCATGACAATAGAAGGTAAGCGTTAAAAGCGTAATCCGAATCCTAGTTAGGGCTGAGCTGGCGACTGCGGCCAAACCTAGGAAAAGCCAATAACATGTGTATGCCGATGAAAACGAGAAATCGTCTATAAGTGAGGTTTAGGGTCTGAGTAGGGCAACGGCGTAAATTTGGTCTAGATTTGAAATATTTTCTTGCTGAATGGTTTGCCTGAAAAGTGGAAGTAAGCAATCTTCTCGTAGTAAGTCGAAAGACAGGGTGAAGAAGTACGGAATTGCTACCCGTGCTCAGCCTTCATCTTCTACGTGGCTGAATATACTTGAAGGATATGTGTGGTATGGCGAAGGCTGCGGCATTTCATTTTATGGATTATCTTTTAATTTTCTAGAAAGGAAAAGTATGAATAAGACAGAGCTTTCCGCGCAGGCAACAAAAAACGAGTTTGTAAAGTCCATTCACAATTGGCTGATGAAAACATTACAACGATACAACAAAGAAGAGTATTCAGATTGTTTTGTCATTGAAGGTTCAAGTATTATGTGTACGCTTCCGCCAAATTATTTTGATTTGTATACTATTCCAGAGGGTATTAAAATCGAAATGAAATTTGTTGTGAAGAAGGGGTAATGCCGCTATAGCTCAATTGGTAGAGCGCATCACTTGTAATGATGATGTTTCGAGTTCAAGTCTCGCTAGCGGCTCCAATTGATATGCTTCAAGAGTGTATTGGATGGCACGTCAGCGGGCATACCGCTGAAGGAGAAGGTTCGAGTCCTTCAAGAAGCACGGGAATCGCACCATTCATTATTGGTGCCGTGGGGAACGCCAGCGCGGATCTGGTGAGGGTGAAAAGGTAGAGGCACTGCCCGGGTTCGACTCCCGGCGGTGGCGCGGAGCGCGGTGTCATAACCCCTGATGCACTTAGAGTCTAGCCCCGCTCAAAGGCGGCCACCTGAGAGCGTAACCGCACATCGTTCGCGGTATATTAAGTATGCGGTGTCGGCAAGCAGGGCCAAACTGCTGCAGGCTTGGTAGTCAGGCAAGCTAAAGGTGAAAAACGGGATGGAAGGAAAGAGACTGACATGATAGTCCTTACTGGGCCATGGATAACCAGTAAAGCAAGCGGTTACGCTGTCACCGCACCCGTCACGCATGTGTAGCCTACTGGATACATGACCCAGTATAAAAAGGTGCCGCGCTGATAGACCGCAAGTTCGCAATAGTCTATCATCTTATGCCTCATTTGTGTAAAGGTCAGCACGTCGCCCTTTCAAGGCGGAGATGTAGGGTTCAAGTCCCTCATGGGGTGCCAGGCACTTCTTGCGGTTAGCAGCAAGATTATAGTGCAGAAAAATAAAATAGCTAACCGGTAGAGTTCAAAGTCCTTTCCGTGATAGGATGGAGGGAACCTGGCTAGCAAAAACACATCCAACAGTGGTGCGAGTAGGTTAACGCACATTCAACCGCTAACATTGATTCGTGGGGACGGTATACTACCACCGGCGCGAAAGCCGCCGCAGAGATAACTCTGCAATATGAGTATTCTTGTTACAAGAAGGCGGCTCAGTAGCGATATGTGGCTTAGTGGAAAGCGGTATATAAGAAAGCAAAGTAACGGTCTCCACCATATGGAGCTATCGTCCAAAGGCAGGACTACAGACTGTTAATCTGTGTATCCAGGTTCAAGTCCTGGTGGCTCCGCCAGGCCAATGTAGCTACCGATAAGGAACTATGTCGAAAGAAAAGGCTTCGGAGATGTTCAGTAGGTTGAGCTCCAGAAATCAAACCTGCAGGGATAGGATAACCGTTGCTACGCGGGAAACCTCCCATTTTTATTTTATCATATAGGAGTTTGGTGTAATTGGTAGCATAAGACTCTCCAAAAGTTTTGGAACCTGTTCAAATCGGGTAACTCCTGCCATTTAGTTATTAAAAGGAGGAAAATAAATGAGTTTTAAAGAGGCATATCATGCTATGCGCGAAGGCCATGCGATTTCTAATACTAAGCATCCTGATTCATGCTGGGTTTGGGAAAACGATACTATGATGTTTAAGAGCGGCACCGGCATTAACTATCGTCTACAAGATGTTCTTGACATTGGATACATTCTCGATCAAATGGTCGAGGATATTTGGTTTGTAACTGAAGATATTTGACACCTTGTTAAATTTATAGTATAATATATACATGAAAAGGTTAATTGTTGTACGCATTATGGAGTAAAGGAGATTTAAATATGAAAATTATTGACTTCAAACGAAAAGGTAATGTTGTTCGGTTTTATCTTGGAGAAGATAGCCTTAAAGGTTGGTATGGCGATGATTGGGACGATGCTCCTTACGAGCATAATGCGGAACAAGTATATAGTGAATTCGTAAGCGATATTGCTGACATTGCTTTTCCCTTTGAAAGTCTTGTACTGGAGCCGCAGGATGATTGGCATAATAATGGCAATAGTGAATATTGTAAGAATGACATGGTCGCGCGAAAAGTACCATGTATAATTGTGGTTCCAAGTAATCTGGTAGAAGATTATAATGAAAACTTTTACCATTACGTTTTAATGGATGGCGTAACTAAAATTTATTTTGGCGATAACATAGAAAATGTTAAGAATATGATATAAAAAAGGAGATTTAATATGGCAACACTAAAGCTTTCTTCACCTTGGGCTATTTACGCCCGAGAAGTTTCTGAACTTTTTAAGTATGATGATCAGGTTCACGTAGTTTTTGATGATGAGAACTATAAGCTAAAGATTTATGTTGATAACGGTAGAAAGGCGGCCGCGCTAGAGAAGATTCTGCCGCAGGAAAAATCATTTGGAAATGTGACCATTAGTATTACAGTAGTTCCTGCAAATGATAATTATAATACTGTCTTTACTACAAATAAGGATATTTATTGTGCCGCTTTTACTGGCAATCGCGCCTTCTCTTTTATCACAGAGATTCAGGGCGTCTTTACAAATAACCTAACTTATGTTGTCTTTAATAAGGCTGTTGTGCAATATTTTAACGACGATCTAAGTGATGTCTACGGTCAGTGCTCTACTCTATATCAAGACCTTGCTAAGCATGTTTTTGTAGAGCAAGAAGGTGTTTTCTTCTGCACTGATAACGTTGATCCCGTTTTTAGTATTGGTGTAGATAATATTTCTTGGCCGTAATAAAAAATAAGACCTAATACTTGTATTAGGTCTTTTTAATAAAGGAGTATTTATGAATAATCTTGATTGGGAAAAACTTTCTTTTGAACAAAAGAAATATAATTTAAGATATTGGATTTTTAATCAAACAAAATCAAATGCTATTTCAGTACATGACGGAATGGTATTAGATAAGATGGCATTGGAGGCCATTCAGGCGGCGGAACGTTTCTTAGATGAAGCATATCTAACAAACTTTGCTCATGCTTGCGGTTTTATTCCTAACGATAACTAACTCCTTTTATTTGACTAGAGAGAAAAAATCTAGTATAATTTTAAAGAAAGGAGAAAGAAAAGATGTTTTATTTTACTGATGTTCACGGTAACATGCTTCTTTATGAAAAGGCTATGGAAATCATTAAGGATCAGCCTTTCATATTTGGAGGAGACGCATGTGATAGAGGTCACAGTGGTTATTCAATCATGAGAAAACTTCTTGATAATCCTAAGTGTACATATCTAAAGGGTAATCATGAAGATATGTTTGTAAAGGCCGCAAGATTTCTTCGTCAATTCATTATTTCTACAGATGCATATGATGAGACGACTTGCTTATATAATCTTACTGACGCTCTTGATGCAGATAAAAATCATGTTCTGGGCCTTTATCTATATAATGATGGTTTGCATACCATAATTGACTGGTATTGTGACGGTATGCCAATGGATTTTGTAGATAAAATTGATAATCTAGAGTATGGTATTAGTTATAACAATTATGATTTTTGTCACGCGGGCGCGCTACCTAAAATGTGGGATAAGGAAAAATGGGATGATAAAGATTTTGAATTCCTACTTTGGGATAGACAACATTTTTCCTATGGCTGGTTTAAAGATCGTATGCTAATTCATGGTCACACTCCTGTAGACAGTATGCCTGGTAAGTATGCAGCCGATCGCGCGCCTATTCTATATTGCGGAAAAACTCGCTTAAACATGGATGGCGGCGCCTCATATAATCATCAACTATTTCTACTTAATATAGATGATTGGAAATTTTGGCGCATTACCGCGGCAGAAACAAAAGAAATTGTACCGCTTGAACGGAAAAAAGCTTACTACGACGTTAATTTAAATCTAATTTTACCAAACGGAGAAGAAAACTAATGATTAACACTGATATTGTCACATTTAGATATGAGAATGAAAATAATCCTGAGTTTGGACATGATACTGAAATCGTATACAGAGTAGTTGATCCAGATATTGATAAAATGCTAGAAATGTTTAGAACCTTTTTGATTGCTTTAGGATACGCTGAGCAAACTGTTGACTCCTGTTTTTCTAACCGCAGTCCTATTATTTGATTTTTTTAAAAAACTTTGATATACTATTTACAGAAAGTGAGGATAATGAAATGAAAAAGAATTATCATCTAGTTTTCTCATCCAAGTGGTCAAAGTTGAATCAAGCTTATTATTTAATGGAAAAATATTGGTATAGGGGAAAGGTACGATAATATGAATTATGGCTATGTTGCTCTACTGCCTAATGGTTGGAGAAAGCTAGCATCAGAAATGCTTGAAAAGATAATGAAAATTGACCCCACTTATGAAATTCTTGATATGAAAGAAAAATGGGGAAAGATGGACGTTTTTAGTGTTACTTCAAGCGATAAGTATGATGAAATTAGTGCCATTGAAAATGAGTATACACAAAAGAGTGTGCATACTTGTTGTAAATGCGGTAATCCCGCTACTAAGCAATCTAAGGGATGGATACTACCTTTTTGCGATAATTGTGGAACAGAGAGTGAGGATAAGTATGTACGTTTCTGATACTGAAGATTATATTGATGATGAAGAGATTCAGGAAGAATCATACGATGAAAAAGACACCCGTGCGGCAAAGCGTAGGCGAGATGCTTGGAAGCATGCGATTAGAAATCAAAATATTCTAAATAACTATTCTAAGCCTATGAAGAAGCCTCTGCATTATTATACAAAAAATTCTCCTTTTGAAGAAAAACAAAAGAAGAATTGGAACGATCATGATAAGAAACAAATTGCTAAAATTAAAAATCAACTTGAGGATTTTTCTTCTGAGTTTGCTGATTAAGTTCAGCAACCATCGGCGCATAGTATAACGGTTTGAGTACTGGTGTCTTATAAACATCTGATGATAGTTCGACTCTATCTGCGCCGACCACTTTAAATAAAATAATAATGGTAACAGGTTAATTATGATAAAAAATTATAAAATTATTACTCTTTGCGGCAGCACCCGCTTTAAGGAAGAATTTGAACGTATAAACAAAGAACTTACACTTGCTGGTAATATTGTTATAAGTGTAGGATGTTTTGGTCACGCTGGTGATGTCTTTACTGATGAGCAAAAACAAATGCTAGATGACATTCATAAAAGAAAAATTGATCTAGCAGATGAAATTTTTGTAATAAATAAAAATAAGTATATTGGCGCGAGTACAGCAAGTGAAATTGAGTATGCCGTAAATCATGGTAAAAAAGTGAGATATTTGGAATGAAGTTATATACTTCCTATTTCGCACAGATTAGAAATTTTCCACCTAATCTCGTAGGTCTATCGACTGTTGTATTTGAGCCAAAATGGTTAAGCAAAGGAAAAAGTCAAAATGGAATTATTTGGCTTGGGATTCCACCACTTAAACCAAATGAATCTTGTAATGGACTATGTGATGGACATTGCGCGATAAAACATCCGCAGGATTGTAGATTTTTACAAACTTATTATCAACAATTATGTAATATCAATATAAAAGATTTTATGAAGTCTTTGTATAAACTTGAACAAAAGATAAGAACTGAAGAGGGTTTTAACGAAGTAAATTTCGCTTTTCTTGTTTATGAAACACCTTCAAATCCCTGTAGCGAAAGAGTTATGATACAAAGATGGTTAAAAGAAAATAATATTCAATGTGAAGAATGGAGAAAGGAGGTGTAAGTATGGGACGTGTAAGGGCGCATATTCGGTTAACTACAAACAAGGAAGCGGTAGAATTTGTCAGTCTGCTTAATAGTGATGGCACCGCTATTCGTTATTCTCTGGAGAATGAAAACGGAGATTATCGTGTAGATGCAAGAAGTCTACTTGGTGTAATTTATTTTACCACTGAGTATGGTGATGACACTTATTTTGTAAATGATACTACTGGAGAGATTCCTACTTGTATTGATAAGTTTCGTATTTAATTAAATACGACACTTTGTAAAGGGGATTGGTGTAACGGTAGCATGGCAGACTCTAAATCTGTAGCCTTCTGAGGGCGTCGGCCTGGGTTCAAATCCCAGATCCCCCGCCAATGTTAAAAATATGATTAGGATTGAAAAAAATGCAGTCGAATAATGATATTATAAAAGAAGAGTCAACGATTGATGTTGACTTATTGAATTTTACAAGTGTTATTTCTTTAAATGATTTGATAAATTGGGAAAAAGATAGTCTCTGGCTTGAGACTATTGGCGGCGACTTGACGCAATTGACAAAGAATCAAATTGCCATGCTCATACTTCTCGGAGCAGTATGGGGATCTGATAATTATAGGAAGACATGGCGGTGCTGGAATTTTGAGCCAACTGATGAGCAAAGAAAGGCGGTGGAATGGGAATGAGTGATGCTCCTACACAAAAACAAGAAGAATACGCTAAGTATTTAGCTGAGCGGATGGGTATAAATCTTCCGAAAGAATACACAAAAACCGCTTATTCCGCTTTTATTAGTCACTGGAAACCTATTGTTAAAGCTGAAGATGATGGTATGAATGAACCGAGTGCATGGCAATGGCAATATTCGTGAAAGGTGGCAACGTGTATGCTTGACAGGGAAAAAGTTATTAAAGGACTTGAATGCTGCATGATAGACCAAAAGTTGTCGTCATGTCCAGAAGAATGCCCTTATCGTGGGCAAGGTGACGAAACCGAATTCTGCAACGAAAAGCTTATTAAAGATGCTTATATGCTTCTGAAACCGCAGGAACCGCGTGTCATGACATTAGATGAAGTAAAAAATTTACAATCATTACGTGATGGTGCTGTTTGGCTCGAAGTCTTATCTGGGCTATTCCAGACATTGCCAGAATTTTGTATGCCAAATATAACATTCCTTGTCGCCTTTCCATTCGATTCTTATCGTGGGTATTTTGATAACGAATATTATGGAAAAACGTGGCGGTGTTGGACAGCCAAACCAACCGACAAACAGCGCAAGGCGGTGAAGTGGAAATGACTATCAGGGAGTTGGTTATTGAGGCGTTGGAATGTATTATATCGTCTGGAAATGCTGGAATGAGAGATAATTGTGCAACCTGTATTTATCCTGGCGGTGGAGATTGCCTCGTATCAGCATTGCGGGACGCTCTCGCTCTGCTAAAAGCTCAAGTACCGCGCGTGATGACACTGGAAGAAATTAGAGAATATCTTTCTGATCATGATGGCGACAAGAAACCACTATGGCTTGAATGGTCTACTATTCCTGCTTTAAGTGGTTGGGTATTAGCGTCAAATGTAAATGACCTTATGAATTGCCACATAGATACCTATAACATTAAGTGGAGACCTTGGACCTTCCGACCGACCGACGAACAGAAAAAGGCGGTGAAGTGGGAATGAATGAAATTGATGCTTTGTCAAGCATAGCTGAATCGTTGGAATACATAAGAATCGTACTGGCGCTTATCAATATAGCATTATGGCTCATTTTACTATGCAAGGACTGCCACGGTAGTACCCATAATGTAGCGGATGCGATTAAAGAGCTAACAAATCATCTTAGATCGAGAAGATGAAACGAGCAGAAAAGGCGGTGAAGTGGGATGTCTGACGTAATCGAAACCAAGGAGATTATTACTATACGTGAATGCGTTGTTGGCAAGAAATGCGACATTTGCGGAAAAGAAATTCCGCCAACAGTCATTCCGTGCAGGTATGGAGAACCGATTCACGATTATTACGAAATCACAACGCACCATTATGATTGGGGAAATGATAGTAAGGACAGTTACGAGCACTTCGATGCCTGTTCACCAGATTGCGCTTATAAATTGTGGGAAAAGTACATTCGTGATTCTGCAGGAACAAGGAATACAATGTGCATTGAGATCGAGCACAATAATTGCTGGACGCTGAGCCATAAGGAGGTTACTGAGGATGCCTAACAGAAGAAAGGTTGTAACGGGCTTGAAATGCTGTACAACACACCCAAATGAATACGGCGATTGTATGAGCGAAGATTGCCCATATAAGTCAATTAACTGTGTAAACCATCTATTACAAGACGCGCTTGCCTTACTTCAAGCGCAGGAGCCTGAAACGTCAGATGCGCCGAAATCAGATAACAATGTTGGGTGTTGGTATGACATAACACACAATTATACTTTGGAACAAGTAGTTAGTGCATTGAAAGCGCAGGAGCCGGTGGAGCCGATAATAGATACGTATTGGGAAACGCCATCCGTATATGACGATGATGTGAAAGTGACTGAGAATAAATGCGGCGCGTGTGGTGCAAAGATTGACAAGTGGGATAAGTATTGCAGAGCCTGCGGAAAGGCGGCGAAGTGGGATGCTTAAATTGAAGCCATGCCCGTTTTGCGGTGGCATTGCGAAATTGAACGCGCCGGGCTATGAGTATTATTCGCCATGTTGGTGCAAATGTACGCAATGTGGAGCGGAGGGCCCTGTAAAAGCTTCCGATTTCGAAGCTGTAGAAGGATGGAACAAGAGGGCGGATAAAGCTAATGACGCAGAACGTATACCTCATGGATGCTGGCTACCATCCGAAATACCACATGAAAAATACGTTTGCTCGCATTGCGGCGGCGCTTGCTGGTATTACGATTACGAAGGCATTGTGGCGAGATCGCGATTTTGCCCAAACTGTGGTGCGAAAATGGACGAGAAGGAGCGATGAAGCAGAATGTTTAAAGAAAGTACAATTTGTGACGATTGTGTAAATCGTTTTTCATGTCCTTTTAATGCATATATTCAGCGATCTTCTTGTGGATTGTATGAATCTGATACAGAGATGGTCAAAGAAATTATTCGTGGTCTTGAGAATTATATTAAAAATAAAACATTACAAGGAAAAAATAAAAAGGTGACAAATAATGGCTGAATTTCAAGAAGTAATGCGGCAAATTGATAGGATTTGTTCGCAGTATAAGTATTGTGAAGATAGCGGTTGCATACTAAGTACTGTCTGTGGACCTCTTGGAAATTTTTCGTCAAATGCAAAACGAGCTATGAAAACTGAGGAGCTTGCGATGAAATGGGCCGCAGAACATCCGGAGCCGGTTTATCCGACTTGGTATACGTGGCTTATTATGATGGGGGCAGTCGGTTCCGTAGAAGATTTGTTCTCGGATTTGCAACGCCCCATCCCCGCTGACATCGCGGAGAAGTTGGGGATTGAGCCGAAGGAGGAATAAACGATGATTAAGGTATTTACCACGAACAAGGATGGCAAGATTGAACTGACAAAGGATGAATTGAAGAAACTGCTGGATGAAGCCTATTGGGATGGATATAGGGCAAATAATACCATATACACGTATCAAACGCCAAACTGGTCTTCATATCAATGGTCGGTGACAACTACGAATGATTACACTATCAAATCAGGAGACGCTACATCTGGCACCATTGATACCGATTTTGGTGTTGGCAAAAATGCATGAGCCGAAGAATATGACAAACAATGACTAACTTATACGCAAAGATATTTATGGCGATAGTGTTTCCATTCATTGCAGGCCTATTCATAGTGGTAGTCGATTGGGTATATGACAAGATTCTGACACTAAGAGAAAGAAAAAATAGATAGTAATAATATAAATTTTAATATAATAGAAGAGGAGCAAAAAATGTATCTCGCAATTCAAGCAAAAAACATTGCTTTTGAAAAATATTATCATCGCTATTATAAACTTTATCGTAAGCACGTCCGCGCGATAATGAAGATGATTGAGCATACTACTAAAAATGGTGGGCATAAGATTAGAGAAAATGCGCGCGAAAATAGTAAAACGGAAATAAAAGTCTTAAAGCAAATTGCAAAGGAACTTTCTATGTACGATTTCCATTGTCTTGTTAGCTCAGAAAAAGAAGAAGGTAGTTATAGCCAATGGTTTATTGAAGTAAATTGGAAGTAAGAATATATTAAGCCTGTTTGACAGGCTTCTTTTTTTATATATGAGGTGAGAAGATGCCAGCAAAAAATAGACCACATTTAAGGGAAATACTTCCTCCTTTTGATATCAATAATTTCTATGTTTATCTTGATACTTTATTTACTGAGGTTGGATGGAACAAACCAAGAGATGTGTGGGCGGCTCAAACGCGTGATGCGGCATAGTTAAATATAATAGGAAAATTTAAATTACATACGACAGGAGAAAAAATGAGTTAGGCGATTGAGTTTTTACGCATTGCGGCTTAGTCCGAATTTACTAAAGAAGTAAGTGCTCTTCTTTATTATAAAAAAAAGATAGAGGAATCAATAGCAGACTGGAAAAACGATCCAGATCTCAAATTTTTCATGGATAAACTTGAAAAATTACCAATAGACGATTTAGAAAATGTAGATTTTGGAAAGTATGAAGATTTTCAAACAGATTTAATAAATGCAATGAATTTAATAAAAACAAAAAGAAGCGATTATATAACTAGGTTAAAAGCACTTACTAACAAAGATTTAAGAAAACAACTTTCACCACAACAATTAGCCGGGCGTCAAATCTAGTATAGATTAGCTGGAGATATAAATAGTTTGATAAAAGATAGTGTGGGTGTCTTCAAGGGGAGAGGAGAAGATAATGCTGAAAATCCTAGTGTTGCGGCAACTCTGCGCACATTAGTATCCGAATATGTTTCTAAAAATATGAGCAGAATTGAAGAAATTGTTAGAAAAAACTCACAAAAAAATATTATGGGACCACTATTAGCAGCAATCGCAACTGATATTATGATACAAGCTTAGCAATATTTTAATGAATTATAGGATAAAGGAGCACCAGGTCTTCCTTCCGTTATAACAGAAGATATTGTAAAAAAGGTTGGAGATTTATATTTAAAAGCAGATTAGGAAAATAAATCATATCTTCAGCAAGCATTACAAAATGACGACACAACAGAATTGTTTGACATTCTAGAAAATATTGCAAAAGGTTTTGGAATAAAACAAAAAGCTCTTACAAGTAGAGAACTAGAAGATTTAAAACAGGAGCGAATGAAACTAATTGAAGAGTCTAAGGGAAAAGCCAGAAACAAAGGCGCAAAAATATATGTAACAAATGATCGTATTTTTAATCGCCTCTTAAAAATAGATATTAAAACAGATGTTAGAGCAAACAATGCCGGTTATATTGGAGAAGCTTTCGCGGCAATGACACAAAGAGGTTCTTTAACTCATGGTAGAGGCGCGACAGACTTAATTTCTATTGGGTCTATAGTTTTTGACGCAAGAATTAGTCAAAACAACCAAGGATTAGATGCTGCTTAGAGAGAAATAAGAGATATTATTGATAGTAGCATGCAAAGTAACACAACTACATCTAGAACTGAAAACTATATTAAACAATATGAAGCAATGTCTAAAAAGATACGTGATTTAATTGCTTAGTTAGAAAAAGAAAACAAGGATAAAGGCATAACTGATCAATTTTTTATTTTTCATGAATCGATAAAATTATACCAAACTGCTGAAGGCGACAATATTGGAAAGCGCGCTTTTAATGGTTTCCATGGTGTTGAAATAGAAATTCTTAATGCAATTGATAGGTTATATGGCATGGCACAAGCTTCTCATATAGAAGCACTTTAGTCAAAATCAATTCGCGCAATTGCTCTTAATTTAGCCAATGGCACCTTAGCAGCGGATCAAAAAGGAGAACTTGAAAAGTATCTTTCAATTTTCGCAGGATTGTTAATGTTTGATGATGCAGAAAATCTTGCTAGAGATGCAATAAAAAACTCAGTTAATTAGATTAGTTAGGCAGGAACAGTATAGACTTTACATGTTTATAGGTTAAATGATATATATGTTCCTGGATCTGTCGTTTTATATCACATATATAATCAATTACAAGCAGGTCTATAGCAAGTCAATTTACAAAAAATTGCTGATGTTTCTATTCACGTAGGCAGCAATATCCAAAAAAAAGTTGATGATTTTACAAAAGATTTTGAAACATTCAATGCAGCCGAAACTTTTGGTTAGAATAAAGGGTATTACACTGGAACAGAACAGTGGAAAGAGTTTGCAGAAGCAGCCCGTGTAGATACAAAAATCCGAATATCTTTTTTATCCAGTTTTATAGATTTTTTAGACTAGCTAACTGGAGAAAAAAGTCAATAAATATATATTTTAATAAGTGGAGGTAACTAATATGACAAACTTTAAACGTTGGATCGCGGCCGCAGGTGTCCGCGCACTAAAAACCGTAGCTCAGACAGCAGTAGCCACAATTGGTACAAGTGCTGTTATATCAGAGGTAAATTGGGTAATGGTAGCATCAGCTTCTGTTTTAGCGGGAATACTTAGTCTTCTAACTAGTATTGCGGGCCTACCTGAACTAAAAGAAGAAGAAGAAAACTAATACTTGTCTTTTTTTAAAAATTTAGATATAATATATATATCAACAAGAAGAGGAGTATAAAAATGGAAGAAAGACGCAGTAAAGAGCACGTTCTTGGTACTGAAATTTACACTGACGGTTCTCTAAAGAAAATGGGACATATGACTTTCGGAGGATGGGCTTTTGTCGTAGTAAAAGACAGCCAGTGCCTTTACTGCGGCTTTAATAATGAATATGATACCACTAATCAGAGAATGGAATTAACCGCTATGGTTGAAGCTCTTAAATATATTTCTGAGCGCCGCCATCCTAATGAGCGTATTACTATTTATAGTGATTCTGCATATATTATCAATTGCTATCTGCAAGATTGGTATATCAAGTGGCAAAGTAATAATTGGATGACCGCAGCTAACAAACCAGTTGCAAATATTGATTTATGGCAACAGCTAATTCCTTATTTTGACAGCTTTTGGTATACCTTTAAAAAGGTGGAAGGACACTCTGGAGTTTATTGGAATGAGGAATGTGATAGCTATGCACAAATGGCGGCTGACTCACTTAAGAAATCATGGAGAGGAACAAAGAATGAAGATAAATGACATATATGAAGTGACGAAAAAGGAATATGAAGCTCTTGTTAACGAGCTTATTCCTGAAAAATGTAATAAAATAAATAATATAAAAGACGATGGTTTTGAAATTCATTACTATGATAAAAATAATGAGAGACATTTTGCTGCTCAAATTTGTACCGAACAAGAAGGAGAATTGATAGCTCATTATTATATCATAGACCTGCCGCAACCGCAAGAAAGAAAGGCATCCCGCGTTGTTAGGTAGATTACTCTTAATGATGAGGAATCTGTTAAGGAATTTTTTATTTGGATAAATTCTACTCAAAAGAGGGAAAAATAATGATAGAATTATACGCCGATATTTCTGAAGAATTTAGAGAGTATGTAAACTTTATTTTTGATATGAGTTTACGACAAAAAAATCCTATGGCGGGCGCGCAAACTTTAATGAATTTTTTGAATAGTTGCACAACAGACGAACAAAGAGAATATGCAACACTTGTCTTTTATACAAAATTAACGGAGAGGTTAGAGTCATGAATGTGATTTTAATTAGCGGCCATACGGGTAGTGGAAAAGATGCTTTTGCAAACTTTTTAATTGGAGCTATCCCGCAAGGTCAAAAAACTTTAATTATTCATTTTGGTGATCCTGTTAAGTGGATGGCCTCTAGTTTTTTTAATTGGAATGGAGATAAAAATACTGATCAAGGTAGACAAACTCTTCAATATGTAGGCACCGAGCTAATGAGAAAATATAATCAAAACTATTGGGCCGAAATGATTGGAGAATTTCTTAAGGCAGCAGAGGAACAAAATCTTTATGATTGGGTTTTAATTCCTGATGCTAGGTTCCCTAACGAGATCGAAACAATTCAATCTTTTTTCCCAGAGGCTATCACAGTAAGGATAGAACGTTATAATCCAGATGGAAGTAAGTATATAAATCCTAAGCTTTCTACCGGTCTACTTGCTCATGCGAGTGAAACTTCTTTAGATCATTATGGTTTTCAATATATTATTGAAAACAGAAGTAATCTAAATAGTTTAAAAGATAGTGCAGAAGTTTTAATAGAAGAATTAGAAGAAATTATTAAATATAAAGCGGAGGAAAAAGAAAAAAATGCTACTAAGAGAACTAGAACCTGAGAAATATTGGAGTATGCCCGCATCTTATTCTAAAGAAAAGAAAGAATTAGAATTAGATCATATGATTGATAGTGGAGAATATTATTATCAACTAAAAACCGATGGTAATTATTCTGCTTTCATATGCGATTTTGATGGGGACAAACGAATTATTAGTCGTGGTATTTCAAAGGTTAGTGGCGAATATGGTAGACTTGAAGATAGAGTTTTTTTCTTTGACGCAATAAAACAAGCTTTTAATAAACCTACCCGCATTATGGGAGAAATTTATTATGATAATGGAATTGATCGTCAGGTTGGTTCTGTACTGCGGGCCGACCCTATAAAATCGAAAAGTATTCAAAGTCAAGAATTTTATGAATCCGCCGCACTTACTCATAAATTTTCCCCTAAAGATAAACGAGATATAGAAAAAAATGAGTTTTTTAATAAGAAACTTAAGTGGAGAATTTTTGATGTTTGGTTTTTTGATGGAGAGGATTTAATGTCCACTCCTTGGATTGAAAGGCAAGAGTATGTTAAGAAAGCGGCAGAACGCATCAATCACCCGTTAGTATCATATGTACCTTTTTATCCAATGAATGAAAACTTTTTTGATTCACTTGCTGATATTTTTGCAAGTGGTGGCGAAGGTGTTGTTTGTTATAGAGAAAATGGTCTACCAGAACCTGGAAAACGTACTGCGCATAAAACTCTAAAAGTAAAAACAGAGATCGAAAATTTTATTGATTGTTTTATTATTGGAGTTGAGCCAGCTGTACGAGACTATACTGGAAAAGATATTTATAATTGGCCTTATTGGGAAGATATTCGTTCTGGTGAAAAATTCTGTCAAGAATTATACCCAGAATATAGAACTGGACGAGGTATTAGACCGATTTCAAAAGGATATTATTATAATTGGCCAGGTGCAATTTATACTGGAGTTTATGACAAGCATGGTGAAATTATTCAACTATGTAAGGTCGCTGGATTAACTGAAGATTTTAAGACAGAGTTGCGTGACAACTTTGATGAGTGGTATATGTGTCCAGTAACAATCGGCGGCATGGCTTTGTCAGAAGCAAATGGATTGTCTGTGCGACATCCTTATCTAAAAAATATTAGAAAAGATGACATCTCTCCAGAAGATTGTACATTAGAAAAAATCCTATAAGAGGAGGCGTATATTAAATGGATGAAGATTTTAGTTTAATTGATTTATTGAATATAGTAAAACAAGCAGTGGGAGCCGATCCCATATCTTATCAATATTTTTATCAACTACTAAAAAAGAGAACGGTTATTTTTAACTCTGATGTTGATGAAAGTATTGTTGAAACGGTTTTTCTACCGCTTAAAAATTTTGAAGAAGATGATAGCCAAGAGCCGGTTACATTGATTTTAAATTCTTCTGGTGGTAGCGTTTCGGATGGTTTTTTCCTCGCTAATTATTTGACTACGTATTCTAAACCATTAACAATACTTGTTACAGGATATGCCGCCTCAATGGCAGCGGTAATTCTTTGTGGCGGCGGCAAGAACCCAAATGTAACTCGTGTATGCTATCCTAGTACATATGCTTTAATTCATGATGGATATATTGCCTTGACCGCGTCTGAAGCAAAAACTGCTGCTGATATTATGAATTTTAATGATAGTATTGATAAGCAAATTAAAGATTTTATTATAGAAAATACTAATATTACTCCAGAGTTATATGAATCAAAGAGCCGGCACCAATGGTTCATCTCTGCTGAAGAAATGAAAAAGTTAAACCTAATTGATAAAATTTTAGGAGTTGACGAATAATATGAACCGTAATTTTCTAGATACCTCCGCGGTACTAAATGGGGCAATCGATGAACTATCTGATTGCTCCATTAGTATAATAACTTTAATGGAATTGGAAAATATAAAAACTAATAATCATAAAACAGAAGATGTGCGTATGGGCGCGCGACAAGCTCTAAAAGATTTAGCATCTAAAAATATTTCAACTATATTAACTAATGAAAAACTAGAGCAAAAAATTTATAAGAAAAATTCTTTCCTAAAGGATATTCCAGACCATCATATTATTGCCGCGGCAGTAGCTTTAGCAGAAGAAGAGCATGCAATTATTCATTTTTACACTAGTGATCGCGCGCAATATCTTTTTGCGTCTCAATTTGTAAATCTACGCTCTCATTTTTATACAAAAACCATTTCTGCTATGGAAAAATATTCTGGATGGAAAGAGGTTGTACCGTCTGATCTAGATATGGCTTCTTTGTATGCACATCCCGACAAAAACATTTTTCATTTAAACACAAACGAATATCTTAAAGTAATGGAAGATGGACGTGTTGTAGATATTGAAGTATGGAATGGCGAAAAATATAAGAATATTAGCTATCAAGACGTACATAATAAGTTCTTAAATGAAACAATTCGTCCAAGAAATATTGAGCAGAAAATGGCCTTTGATTTACTGCAAAACAGAAACATTCCGGTGAAACTTTTAACTGGAAAACCAGGTGCAGGAAAAGATTTGCTAATGATTTACCATGCTCTTGATCTTATTCAAAAGGGAGAAAAAGATAAGATAATTTTCATTCGTAACCTCATTCCTTTTAAAGATGCACCAGAAATAGGATTCCTGTCTGGAGATTTGCAAGAAAAAATTGCCTGGGGCCTGGGGCCAATTCGTAGTGCTTTGGGTGAAGAAGGATTGCTTCAATACGAAGAACAAGGGTTGATTGAGGCAGTCAATTTAGGCTTTATTCGTGGTTGTCAATATAATAATTCTATTATTTATGTTTCAGAGGGTCAGAATATTACTGGCGGCGGATATAAATTGTTAATTAGTCGATGCGGCCCCGGTAGCGAGGTTTGGATTAACGGTGATATATTACAAACAGACCATAAGAAATTTGAAGAGAATAATGGTATAGAAAGATTGATCAATTCTCTCAAGGGTAATCCATTATTCGGAATGGTCGAACTTATGAAAACCGAACGTAGTAACACCGCAGAGCTCGCGGCCTTAATTATTTGACTTTTCAAATAACACGAGATATAATAAAAGAAAAAGAGGTAAAATATGAATTTTATAAAAAGTCCTTTAAATCATATTGGAAATAAATTCCAAATTATTGATTAGTTGCTATATCTTTTTCCTTCTGATATTGATACTTTGTATGATTTTTTCTCTGGCGGCGCGGATGTAACAGTGAATGCATCCGCGAAGGAGAAAATTGGAATTGAAATTAACACTTTTCTTACTGATATTTTACATGAATTTCAGAATAAAACCCTAGAAGAAATTTTAGATTTTATAGAAAAGCGTATTAAAGAATTTGATTTAAGTAAAACTAATGAGGAAGGATACTTAAAATATCGGGATGCTTATAATAATGACCCTAATTATCACACCCCATTAGACCTATTTACTCTATCTCGTTATAGTTTTCATTTTACGATGCGTTTTAGTTCTGATTTAAAAATGAATGCAGGATTTGGCCGCGGATATTCAAATTTTTCTACACGGCAAAGAAAAAATATTGTACCATTTCATGCGGCGCTACAAAATATTACTATTATAAACGACGATTTTCGTAATATAAAGCCAGAAATCACTCCGAATAATTTCTTTTATTTTGATCCACCTTATTTGATTACAAACAATGTCTATAATCATGGCGCGACCGAGGCTAATCAAAGATGGACAGAAGTAGATGAAAAATATTTATTGGATTATATTTCAAAGATAAATGAATCCGGTGGGCGTTTTGCTTTATCTAATGTAATCACTCATCATGGAAAAACAAATACTCTACTATCAAATTGGATTGATAAAAATAATTTTAATGTACATGATATAGTAAATAAAGGGTATTCACATTGCACACATACAACTGCGTAGGATGTACCGCCCACTAGAGAAATTGTTGTAACGAACTATTGAAAGGAGATAAAAATGCGTAATTCTGATCGTATTCCAGTTTTCTGTGAGAAGCTTTGTGAGTTATGGAAAAAGGTTCCAGATTGGCGATTCGGTCAACTTATGGTAAATTTATTTGGTACTGTTGAAAGAGATCCATTCTTTATTGAAGATAAAGAACTAATGGAGCACTTTGAAAAAGTTTTTGCAGAATGGACTGGTAAGGAAAATGACTAAATGCTATTGTGATAGGTGCGGAAAAATAATTAAAGCTAAGAAAAGTCTGCGTTGGCAATATGTTCGATTATATATGGAAGAAGATTATGATAAGTATACTGATTTATGCTTAGAATGTTATAAAGAAATAAAAGAATTTATTGAGCAGCCTTTTAAGTATGAAGAAAAAATAAGAAAAAAGATACAAGAAGAAACCCCTTTTTGATAAGAAAAAATTGGAGGAATAAAATGAAGATTTATTTAGCTGGCTCAATTTTCTATTATGGAGATGTGCTTCGTAATACAGAATGGGCAAAGAAAATTCGTAAAGCTATTCCGAATGTAGATCTATACTCTCCCATTGAGAACTCTGAAATTAACGGAGTAGAAGGAAAAAAGAAGTTCGCTGGTTCCCAGCAAATTGCAAATGGAGACAATTCTCGATTAGATAATACTGATATTTTAATTGCTTGCCTCGATGGTGATATTATCCCAGCAGGCACTAGTGCAGAAATTGGTGTTATGCGCGAGAAAATTCGTCGTGGAGATCATAAATATATAGTTGGTATTTGTACCGATAATAGACAATGTTATCTTACTCATAGCGCAGAAAAAGATCAAGGTGCGGCCGCAAGTCTAGGAGAACAACAATATAGTTATCAAAATCTATATGTAACTGGTTTAATTAAACAAAGCGGAATTTTGGTTTCTAATATTGATGATGCTATTACTTTTATCAAAGAAAAAGAACATGAATTTTAGAATGAAAAGGAATATGTCTCAGATTATTTTTAAATTGGAGGAATTTAAAAATGGAATTTCAATTTCCGACTGAGTATGGATGGATATGCCCTAAGTGTGGAAGGGCAAATGCCCCGTGGAAATCAAGTTGTGATTGTACTGAAAGTCATAATACTATAACTTGTGATGATACAGTTGATCTAACTTGGTAGAATAGTATTTTAAATGATAAAAATGCAAAATTTACTATCTATATTCCTATAGATGAAAAAGGAGAATATAAATAATGCTTTATAATATTAACGATAAGCTACCTGTAAAACGTTTAATTGTTGCTGCTTTACAGCAAGTTGTTGCATGTTTTGTTGCAACAGTTCTAATTCCTCAAATTTGCGGTATTCCTATCGCGCCAGCAATGGTAGGTGCATGCATAGGAACATTAATTTATCAGTTATTTACGCGTGGCCAAAGTCCTATGTTTATTAGCTCTTCTGGAGCGTTTGTTGCTGCAATCATTGGCGCGCTTGCTATCGGAACAGCTCCCAATTTCACAGCGGTAGCTGTTGGCGGTTTAATTGTTGGCCTTATATATTGTATTATTGGCTTAGTAATAAATAAAATTGGCACTAATTGGATAAATAAGCTTTTGCCGCCGGTTGTAATAGGCCCTATTGTAGCAGTTATCGGTCTAAATCTAGCTACTTTCCTACCAACATATTTTCAAGTTAATGGACAATATAGTTTACTTGGCCTTGGACTAGGCATGTTAACTCTTGCGATTACGGCGTTAATTTCGCATTATGGAAAAGGTTTTATTAAGAATTTACCTTTCTTATTTGCGATTTTAATTGTATATGCGTTTTCTGCGCTGCTAACTATTTGCGGTATTCCAATTATTAATTTCTCTGCATTTCAACATATGAGTTTGATTCAAATCCCTGACTTTTCATTTTTCCATATCAACTTCATGCAATTTAATTGGTCTTATCTGCCACAAATACTACTGCTATTTGCCCCACTTTCATTAGTATGTATTGCAGAGCATATTTCTGACCATAAGGCTCTAAGCGCAGTTATTGGTACTGATCTTACTCAAAACCCAGGAGTTGGTAATACTTTAATTGGCGATGGTGTTGCTTCTACTTTTGGTGGTTTTATTTGCGGATTGATGAATACTTCATATGGTGAAAGTGTCGGCACCACCGGTTTCAGTAAAATTTGTTCTCGTTATGTAATTACTTTAGCAGCCATTATTATGGGAATTGCTGGTTTCTTCGGTCCACTTCAAGCTTTCCTAGTATCAATTCCAGCATGTATTTTTGGTGGTTGTGCCGCAGTTCTTTATGGATACATTACTTTATCAGGCATTCGTACAATTAAAGACAGTAATATTGATTTAAATAACAATAAGAATGTGACTATTATTGCCTCTGTTTTAACATTAGGCGTCAGTGGCGTAGTATGTAATTTTGGTATAGTAAGTATTGGTACAACTGCACTCGCTATGATAGTTGGAATTATTCTTAATCTAATTTTGAAAGAGAAAAAATAACTTGACTATATCCAAAATTCATAATATAATATATTTAGAAAAAGGAAAGGAGAAAATAAAATGGGCCTTGATGTTTATATGGTCGCCGCGCATAATAAAGAAGAACTTAAGAAAGAAGATTTCTGGTCTAAGCTTATCGATATGCGAGATATGGAATCTTATGCATGGGATAAGCCAGCTGAGCTGTACTATGCAAGAAAATTCTGGGATTTGTATACCCCAATCGCGCACCATTTTGGCCTTGAAAATGGCGAATGGGTCGAAGTAGATAAGACTGAACTAGAGAATATTCTAGATATTGCTTGTCATAATGAGGACTACTTTGGCTCATTCGATACAGTTCCTGCTATTTGTCGTATTATATATAACTAT